CTGTAAAGAAAGGTGGTAAGTTCCTTGAAGCATGGAATGAAGAACAAGAGTTAAAAAAAGCTCAAAAACGTACTTCACCCATGCAAGCAATCAAAAACTTTTGTAATGACTGTGTAGGAGGTATTCGTACAGACATAACCAACTGTACTGCTAAACAATGTTCTCTGTATATCTATCGACCATACAAAAAAGGTGATGACAATGAATGAATACTGCTTTCAAATCAGTGCTACCCGTACTATATGGGTATGTGCTATTGATGAAGAAGAAGCTGAATCCAAAGTCTATGAAGAAGTCGGCTATGATCCCGGTGAAATGGAACTAGTTGACGTTAATTTTGATATATAATCATGATAGCATACAAACTGTTTCGTAAACGTAAAGACGGTACTTATGGTCCACTGTTTATTAATCGTAAGCAAAAGCTACTTACTGATGTATGGTACTTTGCTGAAGATCATAAAACAAAAGGCTATGCTCATCGTCCAGGATGGCACTCATGTGCCTTACCACTTGCTCCACATCTATCCAAAAAAGATCGTGTGTGGTGTAAAGTAAAAATCAATGATCTTGTCCGTCATCAACGACCTGAGTCCCAAGGTGGTCTCTGGTTTACTTCTAAAGTTCTTAAAATCATAGAGGAATTATGAGTTCAACACTAATAGCAATCATAGGTGTAGTATACTTAGGTGTCTGCATAGATCTATTCCTTAAAGGAAGCTTAGGTCTAAGCATTGCATTCTTAGGTTATGCTATCGGTAACGTAGGTTTGTACTTGGAAACAATGAACAAATGAATAGCTACAGAACCGTGTATCTTGCAGGTCCAATGGAACATGTATCCATTGAAGAAGCTAACAGTTGGCGTACAACAGCAACAAGAATGTTATCTTCTAACTGCAAAGTACTTAACCCATGCAGACGACTTCACAAGTTTGAACCCAAATATATGAAACGTATATTTGAATTAGATCTTCGTGACATTCGTGAGTCTGACTTAATATTAGCTAACTTGAATGATCCTACAATACCTAAACACGGTACTGCTATGGAAGTGTTCTATGCTGCTTATATATTAAGAATACCTGTTGTAGCGTTTAAAGAAGACAATACAACTATCCATCCATTCTTCGAATCACTCGTAACTGAATGGAGATCTACTGTCGATAAAGCCTGTGATACAATCTTAGCGGAGTACTTATGATTATTAAATATATCTGGATAGGATTAATTTGTTTCGCCTCGCTGTGTGTAATTGCACAATTCTTTCGTAAACCTAAAATAAACATTTAATATGCCATACATCACTGAAGAAGCCCGTCAATCACCACACATGCTCAAGTATGAACCACACTGTGCAGGCGAATTAAACTTCCTAATCACAACATTCATTCGTGACTACTATAACAAAAGTCCATCTTATCAATCTGTCAACGATGTTGTTGGCGCACTTGAAGGAGCTAAACTAGAGTTTTATCGTAGGGTTGCCGCCCCTTATGAAGATAACAAAATCATTTTAAACGGAGATGTATACTAATGTTAACAGACAACGAATTAAAATCAGTCCTAGCATCATGGGATAATGAAGACTTCTTTGATGTTCAATCTAAAAAGTTACTGAATCAAGAACGTAAAGAACTTGATCGGGGTTGGTCTGAAGCCTTTGCTGAATCATACAATAACGAAATTGATATGTTTAACGATACAGATGCTATCAATCCTAAACACTACAAAAACGTAGCCGCAGGTAAACAATACATGGAACTCATGGTTGACATGCTTGAAGGTAAATCAGGTGTTGAAGCCCACTTGTTCGGTCAAGTGTATAAATACCTGATGCGTTGTGGTAATAAAGATCAAGAAGTCCAAGAGTTAAACAAAGCTCTGTGGTATCTTCAGGCACTCATCAAGTACAAAACTGAAGGTAAAGTTCTCTAATGAACCATATCAAAACGGTCAAACGTTTTGTCGCTGGAAGTCATAAGTTCTTCGACATCTATGAATGTACTGTAGATGAAGTTGATACTTATACTTCTAGTACTGGCAAAGCAATGGTCAAGGTGTCCATTGAAGGTAAAGAGTATAATGGTCTCCACAACAAATGGGTCTATGAATATCTCTGTGCAAACGAAGGGCAACCCTCTTTTGTAGTCTTCTGGAAAGCCCCTAAAGGTGATCCTATGGTAGCCTACGTTAAAGAGATCTGGCAGAACCACATCGATGGAACTCCTCAAGAGACTGTATACCTAGCCTCTGATGAAGAAGCTCATATACAAGAAGGTGAGTCGTTCTTATACATGTGGATCAACAAAGACACCGATAAGAAATATATTGGTAAACATCGTGGTAAACCTGATGACAGGTATGTGTGTTCATCTGAAAGCTTCATGGCTGAATACAATGAGTGTCCATCAAGGTTTATACGAACTATTCTAGCTTATGGTACTGATCAAGAAATGCTTGAGTTAGAAACTATCTTGTTGTTACAACTAAAGACTCGTATGAGTCCTATGTACTTTAATCTGTCTGACAACTTAAACAGGAGTAATTGATGGCGGCTAAACCTAATGCTACAAAGCATGACTTCACTATTAAGTTAGGTGGTCAAAACTATGAGATTCAAATTAGCCCTAGTACTAACTATGGTTGGTTTGAACATCGAGAACTTGGTGACGAATCAGGAGGAGGTTTATGGTTTGATCGTGGAATGTTCTTAATTGACTATGATGGTGTGTATGAACTACCCTCAGAAGTTAAAGATAGCCTAATCAGGTTTAATTATATTGATCCACTGGAGGTTGAACAATGGTAATGATTGAAGTTAGTGATGAAGTAGCTGACAGTATTCTCTGTGCAAATTTAAAAGATACATACAATAAAGTATGTGATCCTAAATACGCTAGTAGCTTGTATAGTCTTGACGTATATGAGAATCATATCAGAGTAGAAATGCTTAAAAGAGCAATCAAAAGAGTATACGAATACTATAGCACTGATAAACTTGAATAAAATCAACACAACCACAGTCGGTACCTTATAGATACACACGGAGATCCTATGAAAAAGTATGTTGTAACTTGTTGCTTTGAAATTCTGCATGATGAAGAAACAAATGCAGATATCGAAACTTGTATTCATGAACTTGTAAAGGAAGATTTGTTAATCAACATGGCAGGTGAAGGTTTTTATATTGTACAAGTAGAGGAGGTAGCACTTGAATCCTGATAAAGCGTATACAATGTATACAACAGCTGAAGAATGTAATGAGGTCTCTCAAAACATTATGAAGATACTTAGGTTTGGTCTTGATACTGTTTACCCAGCTGATGGTAAAGAAAGTAATCGGGATAAGCTTGAAGAAGAAATGGGTCAACTGATGTTCTGTCTTAATCACTTAATATCTGATTTAGATTTAAATGAAGACAACATTATGAATGCTTATAACCAAAAAGCTAACACATGGTTAAAATGGAAAGCCTATTATGTTAATTGATACAGCACAAGAAGGTGTAGTACGAGTTACTATTGACTTCTTTACTCCACTGACAGATGAACTTGAGTATAAGCTACACTATATTCTAGATAGTATAGCTGAACTTGAGTATGACTATGATAGGGAAATAGAAAATGAAATCGCAAAGTGATTGGGATTTATTCTACATGCGTATTGCTAACTTAATATCTCAGCAATCGTATGCAGAAGATCGTAAGGTTGGTGCTATCATTGTCAAAGATGATAACATCATTTCATTCTCATACAACGGTACACCACGAGGGACTAACAATGATACCCAAGTACACGAGGTTCTCCATGCAGAGACTCAGGCAATTGCCAAAGTTTCCCGTTCTAATCAATCTACTTTGGGTGCTACTCTGTATAGCACTCTTTCCCCTTGTATTGATTGCGCTAAGCTTATATACGCTGTTGGGATTCATCGAGTGGTTTTTAGAGACAATTATAAATGCTCTAGAGGGATTGAGTTCTTAACTAGCCAAGGTGTTATCATTAATAACACACAACTCCACGAAGCATTCATTGATCCAATGTTGCTAATTAACACAGGACTATACAACAATGACTGAAACAACAGCATTACTTGCAATCACTTTAGTTGCTTTAGGTGCATACAACTGGCATCTCCATACAGTAATTCAAGGGCTTAACGATCAACTCGATAACTTCCTTGAGATGGTCATGGAAATGGCTAAAGAACTACAAGAACTTGGGTCACCTAATGTAAAGGTAGTTGATGATAAAATCAAAGAAAACCTATGACAGACCTAAGAATATCCGTGTAACAGTAGCTTGTCTACCTGATGCTGAGAAAGACGTAAGGCAAATGTTCTTTGATTGCCTTAATGATTACAGCAAACGTTTCAAAGTACCTATCACGGATAAAAAGTTTGTAGTACATATCTGCTTAATTGAATATGAAGAAAACTGTAATGAACAGGGATTAACTATATACAATGATGCGGATAGACGTATTCTAATTCAATTAAGAGATCCACTCTTAAATGATTGGGGTCCAAACCACTTTGTCATGGATAAGTTTGTTAACATTCTTGCTCATGAAATAGTACATGCATGTCAGTACCTATGCAATCGTAAGATACCAAAGTTTAATAAACTAAGTTACGATAAAAAAGACTTAAGAGAGCAATACTTCTTTGATCCCTCAGAAATGGAGGCTCGAATGTTAGAGGCTCCATACACATCATTCTACGGGAGTATTCTTAATGAATAAACTAAGGCTATGTGTAGACATTGAGACCAATGGTTTTATTCCAGATGTAAATACAATCTGGTGTCTCGTTGCTGTTGATTCAGACAACGGAAATGTCTATTCATTCTCTGACTATGACGATGAGCTACCAAGCTTAAACGAAGGTCTTGCATTCATATCTAAGGCTGATATAGTATTCGGTCATAACATTATCGGTTATGATTTAGTAGTACTAGACTATATACTTGGATTTAAACTACCAAGCACTGTTAAAGTGATTGACACATGGATTCTATCTCAACTAAACCAGTATAAGCGTGAGCATAAACATGGTCTTGAGGGATGGGGTGCCAAGCTAAACTATCCTAAGCTAGACTTCACTGAGTTTAATAACTACAGTAAAGAAATGCTCACATACTGTATCCGAGATGTTGAACTTAACGTTAAGGTATACAAAGTATTAACTGAAGAAGCTACTAACTTGATTCGTAAATACCCATTGTACAAAAAAGGTATCAAGGTTGAGACTGAATTTGCTAAGATCGAAGCTGACATCAGAGCTAAAGGCTGGATGTTTGATATGGCTAAAGCTCAGACACTGTTAACAGAGATCAACAACAAGTTAGATGCTATTGAGATGGTACTCGAACCTAAAATCGGAATGAGGTGTATTAAGACAGATGGAAAAGACGAATTCAAAGAACCCGCATGGCGAAAAGACGGGTGCTATACAGTCGCCACTGTTAAACACTTTAATATACCGCAAGAGTCGGGAAGAACTGAAAGACCTATTGAAGGAGCCTACTGTAGAATCTCCTTTGAACAAGGTAAAGTCGGATCAATCGAAGTAGTTAAAGATTGGTTGTATTCTATTGGATGGGTACCTGACGAATGGAACGTGGAGAAAATCAATGGTAAGTTTGTTAACAAGTCGCCTAAAATTACTGAATCTTCTCTTGAGAAGCTTGGTCCTGATGCTATGCTTGTTAGTGAATACTATACAATTAGAAGTCGTAAAGGCATTCTTGAGGGTTGGATCAATGAAGTTAGAAACAGTAAAGACAATCGTCTTCATGGTCGTATGTGGACTATTGGTACTCCCACATTTCGATGCCGCCACGAGGTTGTCGCAAACCTCCCTTCAGTTGACTCGGTTTACGGTAAGGAGATGCGGTCGCTACTCATTTGTGAGGATGGTTTCTCCATTGTCGGGGCAGACAGTGCTGGTAATCAAATGCGAGGACTCTGTCACTACATCGGCAACGACGATTTCACACACGAGGTAATCAATGGCGATGTTCACCAGAGGAATGCTGATGCGCTCGGTGTCACCCGAAAGCTGGCCAAACCGTGGCTATATGCTTTCTTGTTCGGTGGAGGAGCAGGTAAACTCGGCCTTATCCTTACCGGAAAGCGTGATGCAGGAGTGGGACAAAATGCAATCGACAAGTTTCAGGACAGTATCCCCGGACTCAAAGAACTCAGAGATTCTCTCGGAGAAACCTTTGACAAAACCTCGAGTGCGTTTGGTAAGGATAACGCCTTCATCAGGGGTATAGACGGACGGACTATCTTTGTGAGTAGTCCACATCAAGTATTAAACTACCTGCTACAGACTTTGGAAGGTATCACTTGTAAGGCAGCTATTGTATGGATGAAAAAGGAATTAACTAAACGTAATATACCACACTACTTTACATTGATGTATCATGATGAATTTTGTGTCGTATCTCCTGATGAATACGCAGAAGAAGTAAAACAATTATCTATCGATGCGTTCACAGAAGCACCAAAAGAATTTGGTGTGATGTGTATGAACGGTAGCGCACATATAGGGAAAACATATGGAGACGTTCATTGATGAAGCAATAGCAACTGCAATTTGTAGGTCAGATGGCTGCGTGAATGCGGTAGAGGAACACAAATGAGCTGGAATAATATAACCCCGTGGTGGATGCTTGAATTAGAGTTTGAAAAGTTTGAGGCACTCTGTTTAGGGTGCATGCCCAACGAATGGATACCTCAATACTCCCGGTCTATGCCTAAATATGGAAGAATGTTTCATGAATAACGATAACTTTGAATACTGTATTCTCGATGCTGACAGCTTGATCTATCAGATTGCCCATACAGAACCCTCACCTAACCTCTGTAAGAAGAAGTTTGATGACAGGATCGCTGAGATAATCTCGAATACGGATGCTCTAGGTAGTTATGTCTTCATTAAAGGGGAGACAAACTTCAGGCACTCCTACCCAACATACAAAGCTAACCGCAAAGACAACATCGATCCGGCTGTAAAGGAACGGATTAAGAAGTTGTATACACATGCAAAAGAATTCTGTGTGGAGGCTGATGGTGCTGAAGCTGATGACTATGTACGGTTGGCAGCTGTAGGTTGTGCAGAAAAGAACCTGTCATTCATTGTAGCTCACATCGATAAAGATCTGAACTGTATCCCTGGATGGCACTACAATTTTCGTACAGGTACATCAACACAGATCCTACCTGTTGAAGCATACACCTTCCAGATGCAACAGCTGCTGATGGGTGACAGCACAGACAACATCGGTGGTATCCGTGGTGTGGGTATAGCACGGGCAGAGAAGATACTGAAGGATATCCCACCGGAACGTATGCTGAGTGAGGTGATCTCTATCTGGCAGAACAAAGTAGGTCGTATGTGGAAGTGTGAGTTCACCGAATGTGCCAACCTGATCTATATGAGGGAGTCCTCGGATGATCTACGGGTATTGTCGTTTGAAGAACTAGAGGAGCGATTTGCATGGAAGACTACGGACATTGGATCGCCCTCAGTGAGCGACCAGCAGGAGCATTTGGGTTCATCTACGCTGTCTTCGGACCAACCGGAAGACAGTACATCGGAAGAAAGCAGCTAATAAGTGTCTCTACACGTCTACCCCACGGGAAATCTCGCCGAGTCAAATCCTACAAGGAGTCTGATTGGAGATCTTACAAGACATCCTGCCGAGAAGTCCTGGATGATATTGAGTCCTACGGACTTGAGCATTTTACTTTCGTTATATACGAGTGGGTACTCGGAAAAGGATTGCTTACATATCGCGAAGCTCAGGAGCAATGGGCTAATGAAGTCCTATCTAGAGTGGAGACAGAAACAGGGGCTGGAGAACGTCTCTGGTATAACGGTAACATCGGAGCAGTAAAGTTTTTGAAACCAAAATGAAATACCCAACCAAACAAGATATTAATGGCAGGACGCTATACAGAGAACCAACACCGCCGACACTACAAGAATTGAAGGACGCTATAGAAACAGCTGACTACAAGTACTTTGGTTACTACGAATTTGACACAACTCAGTTCGCAGCGGTAGAAACTCTAGTTCAATTTGCATTACATCACATCTATAATGAAGAAAATCAAACAAGAAATCCCTGAGATCCTTGAATCATATATCAATCAGAAGGAAGAGTACCAAGAAAAGTATAAAGCTAAACGATCAACACAGACACAAGCACGTCAACGGAGAGCCGCTATTCGTCAACTGAAAGAAGACAGAGATTGGAACTGATATATGGATAATGAATTCCACCGTAATGCAGACGGTGAACTGATACTTGATGAAGATGGTAACCCTATCCCGAGTGGTATATGTCTGTGTAGTGCTTACTCATCATCGGAGTGTATCTGTGGTGCATGGGATGATGTTAAGGAGTGGATTTATGACTAAATTTCTTGAGATAGTTAAGCTAGGTGAATTGGAGCCTATCATGATCAACACTGATCACATCGTACGTATCGAACCATACAAGAAGGGTTGCAGGTTGGTCATGTCAGGTAACTTCCCTGATATTTTCACCTCACAAGATTATGTCCACCTATTTGAGGCACTACAATGAGCCAATGGATTCACACAGGGTGTCCCAAGTGTGGATCCTCTGATGCACTCTCCTATAAAGAGGGTGATGCATGGGCATTCTGCTTTAGCTGCAGCAGGAACAGTCCCGTAGATCCTAACGAGACCTCTGGTCGAGGTCTTAACGCAGTATCTGTACACAAAGAGAATTATGATATGCACAGTCTAGACGAAATCGAATCATATGATACACGCGGATTCCAAGAACGAGACATCAAAAGGGTCATCTCAGCCCACTATGGGGTCAAGGTATCCTACTCCGAGGATGGCACCATCAACAGTCACTTCTATCCATACACCAAAGATGGAGCAGTTGTTGCATACAAAGAACGTAAGCTTCCTAAGACGTTCTCCATCCACGGAGACTTTAAAGAAGTGGAACTGTTCGGACAGTCCGTGGCTGGAGGCGGTAAACGAGTTGTCATCACAGAAGGAGAACTCGACTGCATGGCTGTGGCCCAGGCACAGTACGACAAGTATAGTCGCTTCTACCCCGTTGTGGCACTACCATCAGCAAGTAATACGAAGATGCTTCTTGACCATCGTGAATGGTTGAGGTCGTTTGATGAAGTAATCTTGATGCTGGATTCGGATGAACACGGGCAGAAGGCAACCAAAGAAGCTTGTAAGATTATCGGGTATGATAAAGTAAAGTTGGCTAAGTTACCTGAGAAAGATCCATGTGATGTGCTGATCAAGCATGGTTCAGAAGCACTGATGAAGTGTGTATGGGACGCCAAAGCATCGTCACCAGCTGATGTAGTGAAGGGTGAAGATATCTGGACACAGTACCAGAAGGTCAAAGCAACAGAGTCACTCCCATATCCTCCATGCTTGGACGGACTGAATGACAAGCTGAAGGGTATGCGTCTGGGTGAGATCGTTCTGTTCACATCCGGTACGGGATCCGGTAAGAGTACTGTCATCAAGGAGACTGTACTTCAGATCTTGGCTGAGACAGAAGACATGGTTGGGATGGTGTCATTGGAGGAATCTGTTGGTGACACAGCTCAGAAATTCATCGGTATGCAACTGCAGAAGAACCTGTCCGATGTGGAGGTACCAGAGGAGGAACAGTATGAGGCATTCAAACAGGTATTCGGAGACGAGCGATTGGTATTGCTGGACCACCAAGGATCTGTCAGTGATGAATCGTTAGTGGACAAGATGGAACACTTGGCTCTCA